GATTTCAAGAGGGAATCCATGTCCGGTATTTCCGCCTTTGTGCAGCTTTCCGCCGAACGCTACGGCGCGAAGATCGGCGGTGAAAAGGGCAACGTCACCCTCGAAACCTATGATCGGAAGCTTCGCCTTGTCCGTCAGGTGTCCGAAACGCTCGCCTTTGACGAAGGACTCATGGCGGCGAAGGCGCTTATTGACGAATGCCTCTCGGACTGGTGCGAACAGGCTCCCGGAGAGCTTCGCGCCGTGGTCGAACAGGCTTTCCGCGTGAACAAGGAAGGCCGGATCAACACGAACGCCGTCCTCGCCCTGCGCAAGCTCGACATCTCCGACGAACGCTGGATGAACGCCATGCAGGCCATCGGCGACAGCCTTACCGTGGCCGACACCAAGCCCTATATCCGTGTGTACGAGCGGGACGAGTTCGGCAAGTACCACGCCATTCCTCTGGACATGGCGGCGTTATAGAAACGTAGCACCGGGCGGAGTAATCCGCCCGGCTCCATATATAAGGATAGAACATGCGTACCCCAACCGATCCCAAGAAGCTCGTCAAGGCGCTCCAGACCGGACGCCGCAAGCTCGGCATGACTGACGAGGAGTATCGCGGGCTCCTTTCCAGCGTCACGGGCGGCCGAACGACTTCCAGCAAGGAACTTTCCGGCGAGGAACTGGTCCGGGCGCTGGCGGCGCTCAGAAAGGCGGGCTTTCGCACGACGGCGGACCCGCAGCTCAGGAAGATCAAAAGCCTCTGGTATGAAATGCACGATCTCGGAATCGTCAGAAACCGGAGCGATCAGGCTATCGAGACGTACATCCGGCGCATCACGCGGGCGCAAAAAATCGAATGGTGCTCTGTGGAACAGCTCCAGCTCGTCATCGAAACCCTAAAAAACTGGGTAGACAGAATCGAGGAACCGGCGGCACGGGAGCATCTGCAACGGTTCTTCTCAGAGCAGCAGCCCGCTACGGCCGTCATGCAGTAGGAGGACATATGACCAGATTTATTTCTGTTGTATCCGGTTCCGGCATTCCGTCCATTAAAGATACACGGGACGGCTCGCTCGTATGTTGTTTCTTTGCTGATAAAAAGGAACCCGAGAAACGTCTGGCCATGATGAAGGTCTGCATGGACGCCTTGAATGCGGCGTCCGCCCGGTATGCCGGGGAAGGGGGCACTAATGGACGTACAGCGCGATGAATACAGCCACCTTCCCATTGTGGAAGGCAAGATAGGGCAAGGCGTCAAATTCGAGAGGATACGCCGGATTTCCGGCTATCTCGTCGGCACCACGGACAGATGGAATAACGCCAAACGCGCGGAACTGCGGGACCGCGTGAAGCACATCAAAATAAACGGAGAATCACATGAACAAGTATGACCTCGTAAAGCGGTTGAGGAAGGAATGCAGTCTAACGGAAGCCGAAGCGGAAAAGCTCATCAAGGCCGCGATCGACACATTCACGGAAGCGCTGGCGGAAGGGGAACGGGTTTTCCTCCCCGGTTTCGGGACGTTCGCGCCTGTGGCACGCGCCGCTCGAAAAGGACGTAACCCAAAGACAGGGGAAGAACTCTCCCTTCCCGCCTGTAACGCAATCAAGTTCACGGCGGCGAAGCGGCTTAAGGGTGCGCTGAATGCAAAGAAATGATGAGGGACGCCCTGATTGGGCCGAAGCAAAGGTTCGGCTCTACTTCGCGCGGTGCTGGTGGGGAAGCGGTGAAGACGGCGTTCCCTTGGTAGAGGGGATCTCTCCTTTTCATGACTGGCTGCTTATGCACCTCGATATGTGGATTCACAACTGGCTTGTTCAGCCCTTCTTTGCAGAGGAAGGCTTT